TGACATTTGGGAAACTGGTGTTAAGAAACTGACAAATTTAAATCCACCAATTAAAGAACAGGTGTTGACTCAAGTTTTGTCAGATATGAAAGAGTTTTATTATGGATTACCAGTTCGTTTTCCGTTGAGACCTTTGACGATCGAAGAAGCATTAAATCGAAATGAAGCTTTTCCACATTTAAACTCAATTGATATGGATACGTCTGTTGGATTGCCATTTGTTCAACAAGGGATCAAAAGAACTGACCTCTTTGAGATCGATGACAAAGGCTATCGACGACCAAAACAAGCATTCTTGGATATTTATAATAAGGATTTGGAGATGATTTTAAAAGGACAGACCCCAGATTGGATTTGTGCTCTCAGCTTAAAGGACGAAAGAAGACCTATTGCTAAAGTTGGGAAAACACGAGTCTTTTCTGTGTGTCCAATAACAATGGTTATAATGGCTAAACAAATCTATGGTCCATTTATGGAGTTGCTTATGTCGAACATGGATAAAGTACCGTATGCAGGTGGAGTTGATCGATTAGGGTCCTCCTGGCATACGATGATGTCAAAATTATATGCCACCTCAGATAAAGGTTTCGGAGGAGATTATAAATGGTTCGATGGAACTGTACCGAAACAAATTATTTGGTTGGTGATGGAACTAATTTTTGGATTGATCCAGAAAGATATTGATGATAAATGGAAGAAAATACATGCCGCGCAGATGTGTGCAACAGGAGAACCGTATTATGCATTGCTTGGTTGTATATTTAATAAAAATGGCACCATAATTAGTGGACATTGGATTACGCAAATTTTAGGAAGTCTAGGAAATGAAGCGTCGTTTCGAAGTGCGTGGTATGAAACCGTGCCACAGCATTTTAGAAACAGATCGAGTTTTGAACTTTATGTTTGTCAGAAAATTATGGGAGATGACAACATTAATGCAGTTAATCCTTATCTAGCAAAGTGGTTTAATGGAACAACTTATTCTAATTGGGTTGCTACTATCGGCATGGAATACACATCTGCTGATAAGACTGGTAAACCGAAAGAATTGGAGCCACTGGAGGATATATCTTTCCTGAAGAACACAACAGGACATTTGAGGAATTATTTGACACCCATTATGGAGGAGAGTGCCGCATTAGAAATAATGAACTGGGTAAGGACTGGACCAATGACGCAAGATGAGAAGACAGAAGTTAATGTCAATTGTACTCTTCGAGCGTTATTTTTCCATGGTCCTGAAAAGTTTAATCGTTATCGGTCTCGGATTTTGGAATTGAAACCGAAATATCGGTTGTTATCGTATGGATATCTATTAGGAACATTTTTGACGTTTGGACATTTTCCAGGAGCCGAACATGGAGTAGCATCAGACTACGACCTGTCCGAGGATCCAATCACAGTTGACCCAGAAGAATTGGTTAATATTGAGATTAGAAAATTTAACATGAATATGAATGATCAATACGAAATAATAGAAAAAGAAGTTATACCACAAGGAGGAACATACACTGAGTCAGAACGTGACTACTGTGCTGTTTGTAAAGTTTATTTTATTAGTCATAATCGATTAGTAGACCATATTGTTCGCGAACATAGCGACAAGATTGATGATTTGAATGAACCAATAGGAGATGTTATTGAGAAAGCAACAATACAACAGCTGCGAGCTTGGTACACAGATGCACAGAATGTTTTGTCTGGAACCATGTCTCTTAAAACAGACCTGGGTCGCCGATTGAATATGTGTCATAAGACTGAAGTGGCTAAGTACTATCATCGCATGAATGAGTTGATTCATGCTTTAAAGAAAGCCACATTTAAACCACCAGCAGAAGAACCAACAGATATCGATAAGTTTTTTTTTTTGAATAGTTGGGCCTGTCTTCTAGTTTTACCGGAAGATTTGGCACGTAAATATTTACTTGGTAGATATGAAGAATACAAAAAGAAAGCTGTTGAAAAGGCTGAAGTGATGGCACATGATGAGTTAACTATCAAGAAACAAGTTGATTTGAAATTGTTTTGGGAGAGATATACCAAGGTGGTGCGTCCTCAAATGGATACAGATGAGCATGCAAATGTCTCTTCGTTCGCGACACCGGAGGAAACACAATCAACGGTTGTTTTGGCTGATATTACCGATCTGTCTGATCCAACGACTGAAGGAACATCTGATTCCCCACAAATGGGGGTGAATGTTGTTGAGAAAGGTGCGACAGAAAGGATTTCGATTATCCAACCTGGAAAGGGAAAACATGTCGCTAATCGAGCACAGCTTTCGATGAACGACGTGAATTGGTCACTCGACAAAATGCTCTATAGGTGGAATCAAGTAGGAACAGTCACTTGGAGAATAACAGATCCAAATTATTCTATTTTGAGTCAGATATTGGTACCATCAGGATTGCTTACAAATTTGTTGGCTGTTACACCATTCCAACTTTTCAATGAATTCAAGATGAAAAAGATGAGATTTAAATTGATTCTTACTGCTAGTAAATTTCATCAGGGTAGGTTATTGGTAACCTTTGTACCATCTATGGGGCCAATAGCACATTTGAAACCGATCAGACCACAAAATGAAGTCATGATTGGAGGAACTTTTTTGGACCCAGCCTCAGGAGGAGATGTTGAATATGAGATACCGTTTCGACA